AATCTTAGTCGTACCAATAGATTTCAGTGGGACAACTATGTGAGACAAGATAGATTGTCCCATTATAATTGGAACGTGAGACAACTTTACTTGTCCCATGCCCTTGTCCCATAGCAAACTTAAGTCTTGGAGCGTGATTATAGAGAATGGGACAATTTCAGCCACTCTCCCCAGAGAAAACACTAATTAACATTATTAGAATCAGAATCTATGACAAAAGAACAAAGAATTGAAGCTGCAAGACAACGAATTGCTGAATTGGAACGATTAATTAAAGCCTGGAAAACAAAAAGTTAATACAATGAGAATGTGATAGTATAAATTAAAAAAATATTCATGGCTGAAGCTGGCAAGAAACCTCACGGAAACAAAAAGTATTACCACGTTCTTATAGATATAAACAGAGGAGAACTATTCGATGAATACATTCGTACGAAACTAAAGATAAAGCCTACTTCTTGGATAAGAGAAGTTGTTTATAAATTTTTACAGGACAAGATTGATAAAGAAGTGTATGATGAAGCATTGAAGAAAGATCAGGAAAACTGGAATAGAGCAATTCAAAACCGATTACAAGGTAGAGCACTATCAAGGATTCTTAATTCAATTAAAAAGAAAAATGAGTGATTCTAAAAAACTGAGAAAATTAAAAGAAATAAGACGTAAAGACCTTGAAAGAAATCTTTTAGATGTAGAACTAAAAGGATATGACCATTACATTTTTATCAATGAACGCAATAAAGCTCAAGTTGTCTCTAAACAAGGAGGATGGGTTACAGAACATATTCGTACGGCAATTTTAAAATTTAACTTTGAAGTTGATAAAACTGATAGTATGTTAGTTAAAGATTTTGAAAGAAAATATCTTAACGAATACGAAAAAATTTCTTCAAAGGATTCTTAGGTTTTACTTTTCTCATCTCTGCTACAACACGATTAGCTTCTAACTCTATCAGTCTATTTAGTAATGAAGCCATAAAAATATCTTGGTCAAACTTTTTTCTAATCATATGAGTGCAATATCTTTTTATATTATTTAAATCGTTACTTTTCATAATCTCTCTACATTGCATTTCAATCTCTAACTCCAATTCTGGAGGTGCTGGTTCAATGTCAATGTTGAGAAATTTAGTAATTTTCATGCTGGAGGAAAAAGTTGTTTTTCTAAAATTGCGACTGCTTTATCATCAAGAGTATTTGTAGTTTGCTTTGCGATTGATTTCAATAAATCTACGACCAATCTTTTAATAGCAGTTGTCGTTAAAAAGGTCATTAAGATTGGTTTTAGAATCTTATACATGGAATAAATATGTGTTACTTCTCAAACATAGCTAAAATGCTAGTATTGAACAAGAATCTTAACTTTTATGGCTGAAGAAAAAGAGGAAAAGGAAGGCATTGAATGGGGTGAACTCTTTGGTCACGCTATCCGATTTTTGATTTTGACCTGGAGTTTATCAATGATGACTTTGGGGTACATGGGTAAGGTAAGGATTGATGGAGCGTTCACGGCTGGACTCGTCAGTGGGGTGCTCGGAAGCTATGGAATTAGTGTAGGACAGAAGAAAAGTGGCATAAGTAACAGCAATGGCCCTAAAATAGTAGATAATAGTAAAAACAACGTAGGTATTAAATGAGAAAACTATTTGCTCTACTCTTATTTCTACCGTCTGCTGCATTTGCAGACATAAAACAAGAGTTTGTTACTTCAGCACAAATCACAGTTGATATGCCCTTCGTAACGACCCAAAAAGTTGGTACAACCTATTCTTTAAGTGGAAACAATATTACCCCATCTGTAACTGTAGGAGATACCACAACATCAGGAAAGATTGGTGGGATCAATGTTGGCAGCCTAACTAATGGAGTGCCAGCGATGATACAAACTGACACTACGGTGACAACATCGGGGTCGGCCTTCAGCAAAACAGAATCCGTAACAATGGGTGACGCTACACCATCTGCTGTAACTCCTAGTGCAGGAATCGCAGCATTACCAGTATTAGGTGGAACAACAACTGTAGCTTCTGGTGGCACAGCAGGAAATCTTGCTCTTACTTCATTAAGTTCTGGGATTCATACTTGCACGGCTGGAGGCAGTGGTACTAGCTGTATTGGGTCTACTAAAGTTACTATTACGATTGACTAGACTTTGGCTGCTAGTTTTATTAGCATTACCTATAAGAACACTTGCTGTTCCTGTAGTTCCACAATTTCGTTCGGGTAGTTCTCAGACTTCCTCAACTTCCGAATCAATAATAAATGAAACAATCACAAGCCACCAATATAGGACAGGCTACAGCTATTCAGCATCAGGACATAATATCAAATCTGAAACAGGATATATCAATCCTACTCCTACGACTACGAATGAACAAACAGTCGGGGGAGTAAATTTTAATTGGACTTCACCAAACTTAGAAGCTATACCTCGTTGGGGAATCGTAAACGATGGAGCAGCCTTTTCTCTTCAAGAAACACTAATTACTCCAGGGCTGGATACGACCACAACTATAACTCGCCAAATAACAACAAGCACCACAACAGAAACTACAACTACATTTGGGCAATAGCTATAATCCTTTGCCCTGCAAAGGTTTTGGCGAATACAACTGTTGCTTCTCCATCTTCAAATGCTCAAGGTGTTGTAAATAATAATGCAACGATGATAACTCCATCAGCCATGCCATCTTACAGAATGAGTCAAGGCATAGTTTGTGCTTCTCCTAGCCTTACAATTACACCATACCTAACAGACAGTTGGTCTTTCGCACGACCCAAAGAATCCATTACTAGGACACCCATCTATGACGAAGATACTGGAGAGATAAAGTATTACTCTGAAATACCAAGATTTGAAAAAGATAATTTTAACTTAAATTATGGAATATCTGCTCAGTTTAATATTCCATTAGGTAAATCTCCAGCACTTTGCCATGAAGCAACAACAGTAAATATTGAAGCTCAGAGGCTACTGATAAAGAAAACTAAAATGGAAATCAGCCTTTATCGTTTGGAGATGTGTGCAAAAATGGCGAAAGATGGGGTTACATTTAAACCTAATACTCCTAGTGCTATTACTTGTGAAGATATTGTTGTTAATATTCCACCAAATCAAGTTATCCCACACAGTCACAAAATAGAATAGACAAGCTACGGGTATCCACTTGTCTAAAAAAGCATCGGCCTTGGGCTCACTACCTACTCGTTAGAGTAGAGGCTATCAAGTAAGCGATGCTTATGTACTATTTTACTTATCTTTTTTCTTCTTAGTCAACTTTGTCACGACTTGTTTAACGATTGGTCGTACAAGCTGTAAAACAAGGGGAGCAGATGCACCAACCAAAGCCAAACTAAATACCCCAACAAACTGAGGGGCAGAAGGTATGTACTGATCTTTCCACTCAACTGCTTCATACAAGGTCACACATTCAGACCCATCTTGCCCTCTTTCATGTCCGATGACACGTTCCAGTTTCTTTTCGTTACGAAAGTCTCCTACTCTTTGGTCATTTTTACCAGGGCAGGGAGGAAAAGGAGGTGGGGGTGGTTCAGGTAAGTCAGGAATCTTTGGCTGCTCTGTTTCTGGTAAGGGCGGTGGTTCATTATCGACAAGCGGTTCTTTTGTAATGACAAGATTCTCAGGTGTATAGTCAAGAGGTATAAAACCAGGAAACGGAAAATCACACGTTGTAAATACACCATTTGGATCATCTAATAATAAATTACGATTACCAGTATTTTTTATATCACGATGTTGATAGGTACAACCAGGAACATCAATATCTGGCGGTTTTGTAATAGTTAGATAATGTGGCCTATAGATTTCTGGAACGTCTGGAATGTATATTTCAGGAATATTTATGTCAGGTATTTCAATCGTAGGCATCTCTAGGAAGGTAAACTTCTACAAAAGAATGGCATTTAGGACAAGATAAGTTAGTTATCATGCTGTACTCTCCAGATCTTAATGGATAATCTTCTTCATCTAAGCTATGATCTCCACCCCAGATAAGTTCTGTCTTACAGTGCCAGCAGTTCATTTAATAATTGGCATAGATGGACCTGTTGCTTTTGGTAGTCCTTGATCTAATATTTTAGGCATCATTCCAGATACATTATCAAGAATTTCATTCATTACTTTTGATTTAAACTGTTCCGAAGTTACATACTTGTAACCAAAGTACGCTCCACCACTCATGGAAGCTACCATTATAAATGAGATGATACTCAAAATTTGACAAACACGATTTAGCATATGATTAAAGAAGCGTTATTAAAAGCTTTAGCACCTATTTCTTTAATGGTGCTTTTTCTGATTGTTGGTCTAGCTCCACTTTATCTGATGGCTGGACTTCTGACTCGTTCTTTTTCAGCAACATCTCCGCAAACTGAATACCGCCCTGCAAAGCGTTAATATTATTAACACATTCATCAAAAACTTTTTTTGCGTGATCTCTAGTTTTAACTTGTTTAGCTAATTCTTCTTTCCATTCAAGAAGTTGTTTTTCAGTAATTGCTTGCATTGTTAACTATAAGGTGATGTTCCTAATATAGTAGTATTCCATTGAGCTTTCAAGGCAGCTTCATCTGTAGCTGCATCAATAGCAGAATCAGCAGGAGCATCCCTAAGAGCATTTTTCTTGGCAACAATATTTGTAGTACTAGCACCAGTTTCTAATGCCTTTTGAAATTCAACATCAAGTTCATCAAGTAAAGGTTTTCTTGCCTCTCTAATCTTTGTTTTGTGAATTTCTCTGGCTTTTGCCATGTCAACACCAAATCCCATAATTTACTCCGTATAAGTCCAAGCATCTCTGAAACTCCTGT